AGGCGCAGAAGCACGGGTGCCCGCTGGTGGAGGCGCTGGGCGAGGCCGTCGCCGAGTGGGGGAAGAAGTACCGGGGCGAGTACCTGATGATCACCATGCACCCACTGTTCGGGAGCGGCGTGATCCACTTCAGGACGACGGGCGAGCGGGCCATCGGCTCACTGGGCAAGGACATGCACGGCATCTCGTTCGATGAGTGCGCGTTCGAACCCAACTTCGACTTCATCATCGATGAGGTGCTGCACATGCGGCGTCTCTCGACCGGGGGCCAGTTGTTCCTGATCGGGACGATGACCGAGGGGCTGACCGCGTTCGCGGACAAGTGGGCGCAAGGCGACCCCATCGCACCCGACAAGAAGATCGACGCCTACTCCCTCCGCATCTCGACCCGTGAGAACATCGGGTTCGGGATCGACCAGCGGATGTTCGACCGCATCGTCGCCTCGATGCCGCCCTACCTCATCCCCCAGAACATCGACGGCTTCGCCATCGAGTCACGGGAGGCGTTCTTCGGCGCACAGTCGGTCGAGGCCATCTTCGACAACGACCTGCCCGAGTCCACCCCGTCCATCTACGGGCACCGTTACGTTCAGGGGGTTGACCCGGCACTCACCTACGACTCAACATGGACTGTGGTTCTCGACGTGTCAGGCGGTCAGGAGTGGCGCGGCGTATGGGTGGACAGGCTTTCGGGTCGTCAAACTTCGCAGGTCGTCGCTGGGCTGGCGCTACACGCACACAACGCGTACACCGATCCGAACAAGCGCATCTCCTGCTTCACCGGTCTGGACGCCACCGGGTTTGGGGGGAAGATGTTCAGGGACCTGCTTCCGATCCCGGTGAGGATGGTGGAGTTCGGCGGGACGCGGGCGAAGAAACTTGGATTGCTGAACCAGTTGAAGAAGGCGATTGAGAGTGGTCGCATCAAGTTGCCGCGTCATGGGAAGTGGCTGGGAGTACGACGCCAGTTGCTTGGGTACAAGTTGGACGACCGCAAGATCGAGCAGGATGCCGTGATGGCGCTGGCGGTGGCAGTCGATGTGGCCCGAAGAAACCCCGGTGCGATGATGAACGAGGTGCCGTTCGACTTCTTCGCACCACCAGTTGACGGTGTACTATCCGGGCCAGAACTCTTGGCTCGCCTGAAGGCGGCGCAAACGAGGTGACCGCGTGGGTTTGACAGTCCTCGACTTGGAAGAGGCGATCAAGTTCTCACAAGCGGACTTCGCCGCAGGTCAGTACGACGAAGAGTCGCTTGACCTCCTACAGGACATCCAGCGCCGCAGGACACAGCAGTGGTCGGAGCAGCAGGAGTTCGCGGCAGCGTGCGACCGCTGGGACTCGCTGTACTACCCGCCTCCCGAGGCGATGCTCGACAACAAGGGTGCCTCGCACTGGTGGTGGCACTCATCGGCCAGCCTTCCGGGCAAGTCGCACGTCTCGATCAACACCCCGCCGATCTACGTCGATATTCCCGCCGCCCTTCAGGCCGTGGCGCCCATCGAGAACATGGTCCCGATGATCGACAACGAGGAGGCGCGGGCGCTGTCGTCCATGGCCGAGCGTCTGTACACGTCGTGGCGCGAAGAGATCGGCCTGAACATGATGGGCCACCGCGCCTGTGTGGTGAAGGGGCTCTACGGGCGCACCGCCGCGAAGGTGTGGTGGGATCAGCAGACCGGCTTCCCGCGCGTGGACGTGATCGACCAGCCGCGCAACTTGTGGCTTGGGTGGGGACAGTCCGACTACCGAACGCTTGACTGGGCGATGTACTCGTACCTGATGACCCCCGAGGCGATCTACTCGACCTATGGGCTGGTCGCCATCGAGCGTGAGGGCAACGACGGCGTCTCGTACCCGTACCTGCTCCCGTCGGCTGCGTTCACGTCGTGGACAGCCGCGCGCAACTCGATGTGGTCCGGTGGGACCATCGAGGTCGTTGACTACTGGTACCGCCAGCCGGTATCCGAGAACCCGCCCGAGTACGGACCCCTGCGTGCAGTCAGGCACGAGACGTGGAACGCCATCGTCGTCGGTAACCGGATCGCCCAGAACCTTCCGTTCACCGAGTACGACGGCGTGATCCCCTACGTCCCGCTGTTCAACTCGTTCATCCCCGGTGTCGCCAACGGGCGTCCTGAGTTGTACGACATCGAGATGCTGATCCGCGAGAAGGACGAGCGGCTGACCAGCGGGTCGCAGTTGATGCACAACATCGTCAACGCCCAGTACTGGCAGTTGGTCGGTCCCGACTCTCCCGATGCCGTGCCTGTGGGACTGCGGCCCAAGGCCAATCAGGTAGTCGCCCCCGGAGGTGGCAACCGGATCGAGAAGATCGACCCGTGGATGCCCGAGTTCCAGTTGGAGTCGTTCCTCACGCGCCTTGACCGCGAGATGGTCGATGTCAGTGGCCTGAACGATCTCCTGCGCGGCATGGCCCCGGCATCGGTGATGTCATCGTCCAAGGCCATCAACGCACTGGTTGCCAACTACGAGACGCGCATCTCGATGAAGCGCGACCTGTACTACAAGTGGCGCAAGGAAGTGTGGCAACTTGCCAAGACGGTGTGGGCGAACAAGTCCCCCGAACTGGAGGGCATCCTCGCTGGCGCCGGTCGGCTCGATGTCGAGTCACCGTCCCTGACCCCGCGTGACGACATGGAGTCGGCGCAGATCGCTCGCACGCTGGTGGACGGCAAGTTGTGGGCTGCTGTGCGCGGCATGGACCGCACGGGAGTTGATGACCCCGAGGCCGAGCAGAACATCATCCGCAGCGAGCAGACCGACGCGGCCCTCAACCCGGCAGCGGTTCAGGTCATGGCCCAGTTGGCGCAGGTGCTTCAGGCGCTTGGCTATGCCAACGCCGAACAGGCTACGCAGCAGATGGCCGGTGGCGCCGGGGGTGAGATGAGCCCCGAAGGCGCGATGAACGATATGCGCGCGATGGCGGGTGCGGCTGGCGGTCAGGTCGGATCGGGTGAGACGCCCATCCCGGCTGGTGAGGCCATGCCGGGCAACACGCCCGAAGGTCAGGCCATGGGAGCCGGTGGTCCCATGGCCCCTGCTGATCAGACCGTTACGTCCCAGACGATGGTGAAGGGCGGCGAGGCTTCGGGCCGACTGCTCATGCAGCAGGAACTTGGCGCAGCGCCGCCGCCTGAAGAGGCGTAGCCGTGGCAGTGCGCGCGAGATTCGGTCGGCTTCCCCGGTCAGCCCCGTCGCTGACGGCGACCATCGTCGCACTGGCCGAGCAGTGGCAGCGCGCCCGTGAGGGGAACATCGAGGACGCGTGGAAGAACGGTGGCCTGTTCGAAGGCCACAAGGTCACGGATGCTGAGTTCCTGAAGTTCTGGAAGGACAAACTGGCCGAGACGGATCAGAACGACCCCAAGTGGGACGAACTGAACAACCGCATCTACGGCTACGAGTTCCTGATCGAAGAGACGGACATGGGCCTGAAGTACGCGCGGGAGGATGTCAGCGAGGCCCAGATGGCGGCGTTCTATGCCAAGTGGGCGGGCAAGATGCCGCGCAACTCACAGAACTGGCGTCTGCTGATGACGCAGTCGGCCAAGTTCAAGGCAGCGGCTTCTGCTCGCAGTGCCGGTCGCCGCGCAAGTGGTGCCAAGGACGCGTACAACGCGAAGCAGCAAGCCACCTTCCTCAAGCATGAACAGGCTGCGAACGTTGCCAATAGCCTGATCGCGCAGTACGCCCTCAATGCGGGCATCCTCGACCGTGCTGATGTGCAGCAGCCTGACTACGGCTGGTCGAAGTTGACGAACGCAGCGGGCGAGAACGACCCGACCAACTTCTCGAACCTGTTGGTTGACCTGAACAACAGCCCTGCCGGGGCGTACATCGCCGCCGAGATCAGGAAGTACGATCCGTCGTTCGATGGAACGTTCACTGCTGAGTCGATGAACCGGCTGTCGGACAACGCACGGAATGGTGCGTCGATCAGGCTCAACCGGGCGAACAAGGTCGGGGACAAGACTGGGGCCAAGGAAGCCGCCAAGTCGATGGACCGCTACTCGTTGCAGTCCTTCATCGTGCGCTCGACCCTGTCCAATGACCCGCATGGTGGGTTCGTGTCGCAGAACGAGTTCTACCGCACGCGGTTGGACTCGGTCATCGCGGACATGAGTGCCAGCCCGCTGGACCGTGTCGCGGCTGTCGAGGAGTACGCCAACTGGTTGGGCGGCTCTGGGTCGCAGTTGTACGCCAAGTCGTTCCCGGCAGGATCGCTTGACCCTGCCAGTCCCAACTACGACGTGTACGCGGGCGGGACGTGGGGCCGCATCACGAATACGCTCAACTCGCTTCAGGGAAAGGCCACGGGCCAGACGCTGAAGGACGACACGTTCGGGTTCTCCGTGTCAGAGGCTGGCACGACATCCGATGCCATGAAACTGGCCGAGACGGTCAACTACTACAACGGCGCGATGGAGTCCATCGCGAGTGGTGAGTCCATCGTCGTTCGATCCGATGAGACTGGTCGCCCTGACGCCAACGGGACTTCGTGGACGGTCTTCGACAGGGGAAACAAGGACATCGCTGATCTCGACCTGATCCCGATGGTGTCTGCGTCACACGGCTCGTACAGGGGACCCGGACTCTACGGGAATGCCCTCGGAGGTGCCGAGGGCGAGGTCCGTTATTCCATCGCCAAGCCCATCGTGGTCCGTTCGTACTCCGCGACCGATCCGAACACGGGGGCGATGCTCGACCAGTACGCATCCGACAAGACGGCTGACGAGGTCGTCGGAACCGTTCTCCAGATGCCGACCGACAATGGGACGACGATCCCGGTGTACGGCATCTGGGTCAACGGGACGCGCCGCTGGACGACAGTCGATCCGTTCGTTGCTGGTGGCGCCAAGACCGTTGAACCTGATGGGACAGTCGTCTACGGCTACAACGCAGGGGCTCGCCAGTACGACTCCAAGGGCAAGGAGATCAAGGCCGCTCCGTTCATCCCCGCGACGGCGATCAACGGGGCAGTGCTTCAGACTTCGTCCTACGACTCCCCGATGTACGCCATGTTGCACGCGTCATCCGAACACGCGAAGTACATCGCATCGCTGGGCGACAAGGCCATCGTCAACGGGGAGCGTGCTTGGTACAGCAACCAGTCCAACTGGACTGCCGATATGAACGCGAAGGTCGCACAGGGCTTTGACCCGGCTGTGGTGGTCGAGCAGAAGGCTCAGGAGACTGTCACCACCGCCCAGAACTATCACTACTGGGGCGAGAACCCTGAGAACACACGCTTCGCCATGCAGCGCAGGTCGGAGGCGCAGACGGACGAGAACATGATCCGTCGTGGGCTGGAGCAGCGCGCAGGGAGCGGCAAGACACGCAGAGACGATATCCCGACTCCAGAAGAGCGGAATGCCCAGTTGCGCTCCAACGTAGACCAGTGGCGTGAAGGGATTGACAGGCCATTCGGGTCGGCGTTGCAGCCGACTGGGCTTGGTGCTGGTATCGGTCAGCAGAGTGTCCAGTCCATGGTCAACCAGCCGGGCATGTCGCTTGCCCAGTCCAGCGATCTCGTCTACCAGATCACTGGCGGGAAGAACGGACGCAGCCTGAACGCTCCACGGGACCAGACACGGATGCAGCGACGAGCGACCTCCCGTATGCCGTGGCTCACCCCTGCTCCAGCACCCGCGCAGCAGATCGGCGCCCCGCCAGCAACGGGCTTCGTGACACCGCGTGGTCCCAAGCCGACACCGGCCCCGACCGGACCAGCAGCAGGTCCGACCGCGAACAGACCGCCAGTGATGTACGGGCCACCGCTCCCGAACTACATTCTGAACGCGTCTCGTGGCACGAGCGGCCCAGCAGCCGGTCCTAACGCTGCCAAGTACCCGACTACGACGACGACCCGACGCGGGAGACGCTGATGCCCATCTGGACCCCGCGTGGTCCGCAGGGTCCTGCGCCGCTGACGGCGAACGACATCGCACGTCAGGGTTCGACCATCATGTCCCCGATCATCCATCGTTCGCCGCGCCTGTCGGCTGCTGAGTTGCAGCGGCAGAACGCAGCGAACTACCCGCTGGGGACCGAGGACAGGCCCTACTCCAAGATCGGCAAGATGACGCCGAACCTTGGTGCGCCCATCGAGTCACTGGAGAAGTCCAAGGCTCAGGTCGGTGGGTTCTTCGAAGGGTTCGGGGCCGGCGCAGGGCGATGGCTTGGTGGGTTCGCCGGTCAGGAACAGGGCGGTGCCGACATCGGCGGGGCTATCGGACGCTTCGTGCAGCAGCCAGTGGATGCCGCAGCCGGGGTGCTTGGAGCAATCCCGGCGCTCCCCTTCATGCCGGGATATCAGGCGGCTCCGGGGCTATCGACCCTATCCGACCCGGTCAAGTTGCAGCAGTTCAAGGACAACTGGGACGGCAACCCGTTCTCCATGTTCCGCGCCCTCGCGGATGCCGACATGGGGAACTGGGAGGAGTCGATCCAGCAGGGCAAGATGAGCCCACTGCTCAGGGCGCTTGGCCCATCCTCGTCGCTTGGCGATCAGGTGATGAACACGATGGGGATCATGGGCATCCCCAGCGACCTGCTCCAGCGCGGGTATGCGGGCGTGGACGACAACGCCATCAAGCGGGTGATGGCAGCGAAGCCAGAGGAGATCAGTCCCGAGGTTCTGTCCCTGCGCGAGCAGTACGCGAGGGGCGAGTTGACCCATGACGCGTTCCTCGACCAACTGGTCGTCAACATGGCCGGGTACACCAACGAGTGGGGTCCGAACCTTGCTCTGTCTGCACTCCTCGATCCCGCCAACATTGCCTTCGGAGCCGGTGCTGCATTGGGTCTGGCGTCGAAGGGCGCGAAGGGGGTTCAGGGGATCAACTTCGTCAAGTCGCTGACCGACGACGCGGGCAAGGCTCTGGCCGAGTCGGTTGCACGCAAGACGCTGGCTGAGACTGGTCAGGCACTGTCGCTGGATGCCGTCACGCCCGTCCAGAAGTTGGAGGAGGCGATTGCTCAGGGGATGCACGGCCCCGAGGTGAAACAAGCCTTCGACTCACTCCCCAAGCGGCAGCAGTTGGCGCTCCACCCGGTGATGGAGCCGATGCGGCGCGTGGCCGATGTCACTCAGGCCGTCCTCGATCCGTTCACATCCATCGGCATGAAGGGTTCGTCCCCGGTCAAGGGCGCCTACCTGAGCAGCGAGGCCACCAAGGGCGTGGCGCAGGGCTATGGGCTGTTCAACTACACGAACATCTCGCAGCGGATGAACAAGTTGGGCTTCGGGCAGTTGTTCGATGACTCTGTCGGGTACTTCACGGCACAGGAGTCGATGCTGATCATCGGTGACAACCTCGCCCGTGACGTGATGGCCGTTCGCCGCGTGTCGGACGTACGTCCCACGACCGTGGCTCGTACCCGCATGGGGGCCGGGACGACGCACATGGCCGTGCAGATGGAGCGGTGGCTTGGCACGCGCAAGGCGCAGATCACCATGTCGCTGGGCATGAGCGGTGGCGAGGCCGGGATGGCGCGTGGCCGGAGTTGGGCGCTGGATCGTCTGGGCCGAATGGGGCTGGACCCCGCACAGGCGGCAGAGGTCATCAGGGGTCTGGACGCCGACGGCCTGTCGATGATCGACGCGATGTACTACGGGCACCGCATCAAGACCTACAACGCGGCGATGGCAGCGGCTCGCCAGAAACTGGAGTCGAAGATCGCGTCGGGCAAGGGTGCCAAGACGGCTGAGAAGTTGCGTCCGATCCTTGATCGAGTCACGCTCATCGGGCCACGCGAACTCACGTTTGAGCGCGCACAGGCCATTCGTCAGGCCATCAAGGCCGGTGACGCTAAGGCAGTCCGTGACTCCATCGCGAAATACGATCTGCTGTCGTACCAGTTCGTGATCGAAGGTCCCACGGATGCCGAGATCATCTCCGGGGTTAGCAAGTGGCTCGATGATGCCGAGGCCACCCTGACCAAGGAAGCCGACGCTGACGTGATGGCGAAGTTGCCGGTCGAGATCAGGCAGGTGTCGGACGACGGGTACGTCTACGGTCTGCGCCCTGAGGGTGATGCCGAGTGGCGGCTGGGGTTCGACGACAAGGGCCAGATCATCTCGTCTAGGCCATGGATGGACATCGTCGGCGACAAGGCGCAGCCGTGGAACCTCCGCTTCCGTGGGGACTCCAAGGTTGACAGCGCCCTTGCTGCAACAGAACGTGCGGTCAGGGCCGTGGGCCAGTCGATCACGACGGACAAGGTCATCCGTGAGGCGCGTCAGGCGTTCATCTCCAAGGCGATGGTCGGCTTCAGCAAGACCCAGAGGACGCCGATCACCTACAGCACGGCGAATGCGCTGTTCGAAGCCGTGAACAAGAAGGCCATGGAGTTGGCGACGACGCCCCGTGGCATGGCTATCGAGGAGTTCACCGAAGTCCTGAAGGGCTTCAAGGCAGACGACGTGGGCGAGATGTCGGCCAGTGACCTGATGATCCTGTCGCTTCATGCCAACCGTGGTCGGCTCTCTACTGTGGGCGCATCGCAGATGTTCACGGGTCAGGCCAAGATCGCACTGGCTAGGGTTCCCTTCCTGCCTGAGAACATGGCCGGTCGGATGGCCGAGCGGATGTTCCCGCTGGTTCGCTTCTCGATGAACCCGTTCTTCCAGTTGCAGGAGTGGATCGAGCCGTGGGTGTTCTCCGCTGCTCGTGGCAAGTTGGGCGTCGAGGGTGAGGTTCACTGGATCAACCCTGCGACCGGGGAGAAGGTCACGCTGGATGATGTGGACATCATCCAGAAGCACCTGATCGACCGCTACAAGGCGTCGAGGCCAGAAGCCCAGTTCGACATGATGGAACGTTCGCTGGTCTACCTGCACGGGCAGAAGGCCGCGAAGCAAGCCGCCGCCGCCGTGGACTCCAACAGGCTTCGAAGTGCGTTGAACGACCTGCGTCACCCCGGCACTCCGGGCCAGCGCAAGCGGATCGTTCAGGACACGATGTTCAGGGAGTTCCTTGGGCCTCGCATGAAGGACGCCTTCGACAAGATCAACCCCAACATCTGGATCGAACTGGAGCAGGAGTTCGGCACCAAGGACGCGGGGACGGTTGCCCTGCGTTGGCTGGTCGAGAAGGACCAGTGGGCATCTGCTGATCCCCGCGTTGCCTACCACCTTGCGTCCACCCAGAAGTCGGAGGCTATCGGCGCTCTGTCTGCTGTCAGGCTGGATAGGGACGCCGAGGTCATCTTCAAGACCACGCAGGATGCCCTCGTTCAGGACATCCGCATGGGGAACACCGGGTTCTTGTCGTTCAGCCGACAGATGCTGAAGTCTGGGGCCAACCGACGCTACGTCAACCGTGCGTGGAAGGTGGCCCAGTTCGAAGTGAACACGGGCGGGGTGGAGAAGTGGTGGTCAGCCGCTGAGAAGGTTGCCGGGAAGGCTGCTACGCAGAACGCGCGCGTGTTGGCAAGGGCGATGGCCGACACGCTGGGCATCACTGAGACGGAACTGCTGTCGCGTTCGATGCAGCACTCGCCCGAGTCGCTGTTGCACGATGACCTGATCGCCGCGATGCCAGCCGACCTCGATGCGTGGGACTACCTGCTCCAGAGCGGGATCGACAACTCCAACTACTTCACGGTCGATGCCAGCGGTGCCGTCCTCCCGCGCAAGCAGATGGTCGGGCTTCCAGCCGAAGAGGCAGAGCGCCGCTGGATGGAGGGCGCGGTCAACCCGCCCAGCGATATCCCGACAGAGCAGATCGGTCAGGTCAACCGCATGGATCGGGTGTCGTTCGGGGGGCGCGATATCTGGGTACCGGGCGGCGTTGACGCGCTGAACGATCCGACCACACCGTGGACGCTGTGGGAGTCGCACGTCATCCGGTCACAGATGATCAACCCGAACGACCTGACCGACGTGGCCCTGAAGCACGCCATGTACGAGAAGATGTGGCGGGCTCACACCATCGACATGGCCTCACCTGACAGCCAGTTCCGCGTGTTCAACAACATGATCATGGCGATGACATCGGCTGGCCTCAACCTGACCCGCAACGAACTCGTCGCCACGCGGTTCAGGGTTGGGTCGCTGGACGATCTGGACGCACTGGCTGCGCGTACGACGGACCTTCGCACCACGATCCGTGAGTCGATGCACCCCGGCTACGAGCCGACGGCGAACGATCTGGGGCTGGCCTACTCGACCGACCCCATGGTCGCGCACTACATCCCGCTCGACAGGGTGGATGAGTACGCCGAGTCTGGCTACCTTCCGGCCACGCAGGGCAGGATTGCCAAGCGTGGTGACATGGCGAGCGCCTATCTGGATACGGCCAACCACGCCGTCCATGACAAGACGATGCTCGCGATGGCCCAGCGTCAGGCTGCTGAGTCGCAACTCGCGCGGCGTGCTGCTGCTGTCACGAGGGCTGAAGAGGCATTGGCGGCTGTCGATCCGGCTGATGAGGCGTCAGCATTCATGCTTCGTCTGCGTCGAGACGATGCAGTAACGGCACGCGATGAGTTGACGCCCGAACAGGCTCTGGCCGATCAGGAGGCTGCTGACCAACTGGTCTTCGACTCCATGGACGAGGAAGCCATCGCCAAGGTCGAGAAGCGTGCCGACAAGGCCGTCGGTCGGTTCAGCGAGATGGCTGTCGATGAGATCGCCGATCTGGTCAACAAGCAGGGCATCGAGGGCCTGATGCACGCACGGCCCGAGTGGAAGACCACCCGGCTTCCCGACATCACCGACCCCGAGCCGATCATCGCCGCTGCTGCCCGTCTGGCCGAAGACCCCACTGACCTCGCGGCCCGTGACGTGTTGCGGGCGCACGCTCCCGGCGCCAGTGACTACGACAGCACCGTGATCTGGAAGCCGTGGAACGTGAACGGTGCCGGGCGCCCGTACATGAAGACGCCTGACGGTAAGGTCGTCGGCCACGGCAACAAGCCGCTGTACGCCTACCTGAAGAACGACGACGTGGCGTGGCGCGGGTTCTCGACCAACGCCGCGATGGGGAACGCCCTGCTGCTGGCCGAGGACATGGTCAAGGACCCCGGTCACTACGTCCGCAGGACAGGCCCCCAGTACACGCAGTTCGAGCGGGTCCCTGCGGCTACGGCTGAGTTGCAGTCCAAGTACATCGCTAGTGTGAACAAGCGGCTGGCAGAGGTAAGCCGAGACCCAGTGGACATTGCAACTGGGCCGAAGAACAGCGTCCAGACGTTCGATATGCCGTCGATGGACAGGTCTCCAGCCG